TTTATGGACTATTTATAATAAGAATAATAAAAAATTTACTAGAACTACTCTAGAGATTCTTGAACTTGGGTTAAAAAATAGTGGTGGATTCAAATACCAGATTCCTGTTAACGGCGCAGTCAGATATGCTCAGAAGCAATTTGATGTTGACCCTTATATGATGGGAGTGTTCTTAGGCGACGGTTGTTGTTTAGAACGCTATTTAACACTGAGTTCAGAAAACGAAGAGATACCTTCTTATATCGGAGAAATAATAAAAGCAAAGCCAGTGAAGAATAGTGATAGAAATTATAACTGGACTTTTGAATGGCAAGATAGTGAGAATTATAAAGAAATCTCTTATATCTGTGGAAATGGAGCTAATCGCAAAACCATGCGAATGAAGCCTAAGACAGAAGATTATTTCGGTAAATATTCTAAAGAAGTTATGCAATACAGTGGCGAAAAATCAATTCCAAGTGAATATAAATTTGGGAGTATAGAACAGAGATTTAAGTTGATACAAGGTTTGTTTGATACTGATGGAAGTATTTCTGTAAGCGGAAATCGTTTTAATATAAAATTTTCTAGCACGAGCGAAAAGCTTGTTAAAGATGTGCAAGAGGTATTATGGAGTCTCGGTTATGAATCTACTATTACTATTGATAAGAGACAGTATAAGTACTCTACTAAAATCTGCTTCAACTTGAATGTAAATGTTGATAATGATGAAAAGAAAAAGTTTTTTAAATTAAGTAGAAAATTAGATATTGCAAATAGCGCCATTGGCTTGCCTAAAAATAGAAATTACTCAAAAATTGCTATTACAAATATAGAAGAATTAAACTATGATTCTGAAATGGTTTGTATTTTAGTAGATAATGAAGAGCATTTATATTTAACTGAGGATTATATTGTAACTCACAATACGACCATAGTCAAGTTTGCGATTGAAGCACTAGGCGTTAATCATGACAGGGTCGCATATGCAACTTTTACAGGCAAGGCCGCGGAGGTTCTTAGAAGAAAAGGAAACTCTAATGCAATGACTTTGCACAAACTATTGTATGATAGCAGTCCTCTCCCTAATGGGGGTTTTAGAAGAGTTCCAAAAACTATTCTTGATTATGATGTGGTAGTGGTGGATGAGATTTCAATGGCTCCTAAGTCTATGTTAGAAATGTTGTTAAAGCATCATGCCTATTGCATATTTATGGGTGATAATTTTCAGCTTCCGCAGATAGACAAAAGCGAAAGCCATGATTTTTTAGAGCATCCTCATGTCTTTTTAGATGAAGTTATGCGGCAAGCCGCAGAATCTGAGATTATACAGCTCACAATGATGATTAGAGAAGGAAAAGAAATTCCCGTAATGAAAGGTAAAGATGCTATTGTTATACCCAAAAATGAATTAGTTACAGGTCATTTATTGTGGGCTGACCAAATTTTGTGTGCAACAAATGCAAAGAGGTATGCCATCAATCAACAGGTTAGAGGATTGCTAGGATTTAGCGGAGACCTGCCGCAAGATGGAGAAAAGGTAATTATTAAGAGAAATTATTGGGATTTTTCAAGTTCCAAAGGCAATGCTCTTGTTAATGGAACAACAGGATATATTAAAGAGCCTTTTGAAAATTTCAGAATGGTTCCACAATATATCCTCTTTGATAGAGATAGAAAAATTCCTACAATTATGGGGGAATTCATTACAGAAGATGATGAAACTTATCAAACATTAACTTTTGATAAAACCTTCTTTTTAACAGAGCAAACATATTTAGATTGGAAAACAGCTTATACTATTTCAAAGAACAAGAAGTTTGGCCCAAATTTTATTCCAATTCAAGGCACTTTTGGCTATGCTATTACGGTTCATGCAGCTCAGGGTAGTCAGTGGGATAATGTGCTTACAGTGGAAGAGGGCTTCCCCTTTGACAGAACAGAGCACGCTAGATGGCTATACACATCATGCAGCAGAAGTTGTGAAAAATTAGTTTTGGTAAAAAATAAATAAAGAAGGATAAAAATGAAACAAATTGAAGATTATAAAATTATACCTCTAGGGAGAGCAAAAGATTTATCTAATAAAAAGTTTGGGGACTATACTGTATTATATAGGACTTTAGGTGAAGACTTAAAATATGTTTATTGGTTGTGTCAATGCTTAGAATGCAAGAAGTATGTTATAAAAAGAGCAACCTCTTTACAAAATTCTTCAAATGAATGCGATTGTCGATATGATTTAACTGGAAAAACTTTTGGCAGATGACATGTAGAATATCTAAGCGAACAAAAGACTAATAAAGGCCGAAAAATGTATCATTGTAAATGTCAATGTGGAAATGAAAAAGATGTTCCGTCAGAAAATCTAAGAAGAGGGGATTCTCAGTCTTGTGGATGTTTGAATAGAGAAAAGATAGGTATATCAACACAAGAGAGATGCAGAATAGATTTATCTGGTCAAAAGTTTGGTAAGTTAACCGCCATATCCCCGATTTACAGCAAGAATGGTGGTCATACAAAGTGGAATTGTCGATGCGAATGTGGTAATTTATGCATAATAGACATGGGCAATTTAAGAAGTGGAAAATCAAAGTCTTGCGGATGTGCAATCTCTAAAAATGAAGAGTGTATCATAGAAATGCTGTCTCAAAATAATATTGAGTTTAAATACCAATTTAGATTTAATGATTTTTCTCAAAAAGAATTTGATTTTTATATAGAGGACAGGTACATAGTTGAATATGATGGAACTCAACATTTTAAATATACGGGAACTGGATGGGATACAAAAGAGCATTTTGATAGAACCCGTATCTCTGATTTATCAAAAAACAAATACTGTTTTGATAAAAAAATACCTATTATTCGCATCCCTTATAATGCAAATTATACTATAGATGATTTAAAACTTGAGACATCAAGATTTCTACTTACCCCTGAGAATGAGAAAGAATATTATTTATTAGATGATTAACCGCGGTGCGGCGATACTATTACCGATAGGACTTTTAGTATCGCCGCTTGACTTTTTTATAAAAATATGTTATAATATATATAGAAGTGTAAATATATAATCATAGAAAGGGGAAACAATAGAGAATGAGATATGATATACACAATCATACGAGATACTCTAATCTAAGATTAAGAGATGCTCTTGCTACTCCTAAAGATTTAATTGATAAAGCAATAGAATTAGGATTAGCAGGAATTTCCATTACTGAGCATGAGTGCCTTTCTTCTCATGTTAAAGCAAATCAATATTATCAAGAGATTAAGGAAAAGCATCCAAATTTTAAGATTGGCTTAGGAGATGAAATTTACTTAGTCAGTGAAAGACCTAGTGATGTTCATTATCATTTTATCTTAACGGCTATTGATAAAATTGGATATAGGCAGCTAAAAGAAATATCTACAATAGCTTGGTTAAACTCATATATGGCAAGAGGTTTAACAAGAGTAGATACACTCATGTCAGACCTTGAAGAAATTGTGCGGCAGGCGCCTGGTCACCTGATAGCATCGAGCGCATGTATAGGAGGGTGCCTCGGTAAAAACATCTTAGACCTGACCGCCGCAGAAAAGACGGGCGATAAAGAAGGTGCGGAAAGAGCACATAATAATATTGTAAATTTTATTTTGTGGTGTAAAAAGGTCTTTGGAGATAATTTTTATATCGAAGTGCAGCCTGGAATATCAAGAGAACAAATCATTGTTAATCAGAGATTGCTTTCTATTGCTAATTGCTTTGAATTAAAAATGATTCCATCTTCTGATACTCATTATTTAAGACCTGAAGATAGATATGTCCATAAGTCTTTTTTGAACAGTGAAGATAAAGAAAGAGAAGTAGATGCTTTTTATCAAGATGCTTATTTGCATTCTGATGAAGAAATGATTGAAAAGTTTGCGGCAAGCGGTTTTGATAAACTTTTTGTAGAGAAAATGTTTGAAAATTCAATGGAAGTTTATGATAAGATTCAAATGTATTCTCTTGCTCATCCGCAAAAGGTTCCTAATGTTGAGGTTCCAGACTTACCAATTATTGAACCGCCGCAAGAGGTTAAAGAGTATCCTAACCTTACAAGAATGTATAGTTCTTCTGATAAGATTGATAGATACTGGATAAATACTTGTATCAATAGGCTAAAAGAAATTAACAAGTATAATAAGGTATATCTTGATGAACTGGAAGAAGAAGCCGATGTAAAGACAATAGTAGGAAATAAGCTAGGAACCAATATGTTCGCTTATCCAGTTTGTTTAGCACATTATATCAATATGATGTGGGAATGCGGCAGCTCGGTTGGCGTAGGAAGAGGCTCGGCTTGTTCAGCGCTTAACCACTATCTATTACAGATAACTAGTCTTGACCCTATTGAATGGAAAATGCCTTTCTTTAGATATATGAATAGAGATACCGATGGTTTAGGAGATATTGATATTGATGTATGTTCTAGTAAGGTAGGTCTTATTCTTAGTAAGATAAGAGAAGATAGAGGTAAAAAATTTGCAGATTATGTTAAGAATCCACAGTTTAGAAAAGAGTTAGGAGCAACCTATGTCTGTACTTTTGGAACTGAATCTTCTAAGAGCGCGGTAAGTACAAGTTTTAGGGGTTATCGCTCAGAAGAATATCCTCATGGCATTGATGTAGATATTGCTCAATATGCTTCTTCTTTAATTCCAACAGAAAGAGGATTTGTATGGAGCATTAGTGATGTTTATTATGGCAATCCGGATAAGGATAGAAAACCGGTCGCCGCATTTAAGAATGTAGTTGATGAATACCCTGGTTTATTAGATATTATGCTCGGTATTGAGGGGTGTATATCAAGGCGCGGCCGCCATGCTTCAGGAGTATTATTTAATAATGAAGACCCTTTTGAGTTTACAGCTTATATGAGAACACCTAGCGGTGAAGTCGTGACACAGCTCGACTTGCATGATGCGGAATGGGCGGGTGCGGTGAAAATGGACGTGCTTGTTACAGACATACAGGACAAACTGGTACAGACACTGCTCTTGCTACAGGAAGATAACATCATTGACCCAACATTAACCCTTAGAGAGGCTTACAATAAATATCTCCATCCTGATGTATTACCTCTTGATGATGCAGATACATGGGCCGCGATAAAAGGCGCAAGTACCCTTGACCTATTTCAGTTAGATTCTCCCATAGGCAGACTGGGGGCGCGCAAAGTGCAACCTGAGTCAATAATTGAAATGAGTTCTGTGAATGGTTTAATCAGACTTATGAATGCGGGAGAAGGTCAAGAAAACTGGATAGATAAATATGTTAGATATAAGAATAATAAAGACCAAATGATGAGGGAAGTAGATGCTTATCATCTAACAGAAAAACAAAAGGAAGCATTAGAGAAATATATTGGAGAAACCTATTGGATAGGAATTTCTCAAGAGCAAATGATGAAAGTGTTGATGGATACAGACCTCACTGGCTTCACTCTTAAGGAATCCAATGCAGCTAGAAAAATTGTATCCAAGAAAAGGATGAAAGAAATCCCAAAATTCAAAGAAAAAGTCTTCGCCTCCGCAGACCACAATCTTGCTCAATTCATATGGGACTACGTGGTTGCGCCAGGCCTAGGATATAGCTTTTCAGATATTCACTCGATATCATACACGTTCATAGGCTTTCAGTCCGCATACTTAGCCACGCATTGGAATCCTATATACTGGGATACCGCATGCTTAATCGTGAATAGTGGTTCTCTTGAGGAAGAAGAGCAAGAGATTGTAGATATTTATGAGGAAGAAGATTTTGAGAATTATTCATACAAAGATTCTCAAGATAAGAATAGCAAAGTAAAAAAGAAGAATACAGACTTTGCAAAAATAGCAAAAGCAATAGGAGCAATCAAGAGCAATGGAATTGACATTTCTCTTGTTAATATAAATACATCTGATTATGGTTATAAACCTGATGTTGAAAATAACAGAATCCTTTATGGGCTTAAATCACTTAGCAATATTAGTGCGGAAATCATTGAAAAAATCAAAGAAGGAAGACCTTATCGTGGAATCAAGGATTTTATGGTACGGTGCCCGCTAGGAAAATTACCAATGATTAACCTAATTAAAGCAGGTGCATTTGATGAAGTTGAGAAAACTTTTAAATCAAGAGTAGAGATTATGGTTTACTATATCTCTCAAGTTTATGAAGGAAAGAAAAAACTGACACTTGCTAATTTTAATGGGTTGGTTCAAAGTGACTTAGTTCCAAAAGAATTAGAGTTGCAGATTAGAATTTACAATTTCACCAAGTATCTTAAAGCTAATAAAAAAGTAGGAAAGAAATTCACTTTTGATGATACTAGCTTACAGTTTTATGAGAAGTTTTTATCTGAATACTTAGAAGAAATTGAGGTTATAAATGGAATCTCTTGTATTCTTCAAACAAAATGGGATAAAATTTATGATAAACAAATGAATGCGGTAAGGACATGGCTTAAAGCAAACCATGATGAAATGCTTGCCGCCTACAATAGAAAACTTTTCATGGAATCATGGAATAAATATGCAAGCGGCAATACCTCTCATTGGGAAATGGAATCACTATGTTTTTATCATGGAAAGCATGAATTAGCTGATGTTAATAATGCTAGATATGGCATTGCTGATTTTAATACTCTTAATGAGAAATCTGATGTTGATTATTATTTCAAGAGAAAAGGATTAGAAATTCCAATCTTTAAACTGACAAAAATTGCGGGAACTGTTTTAGCTAAAGATGATAACAGATGTACTGTAACAATTTTAACAACTACAGGGGTAGTTCCAGTTAAATTCTCAAGAGATTACTATGGAATGTTTAAGAAGCAGATTTCCCAGATTCAAGCGGACGGCACTAAAAAAGTAATGGAAAAGGGTTGGTTCGGAAGAGGAAATATCTTGATGATAACAGGGTACCGCCGCGAAGGTGAATTTGTTGGAAAGACATATAAGAATACAGAAGGACACCAGTTATATAAAATTGATGAAGTTGTAGGAGATGCAATTAAAATTAGACATGAAAGATGGAGTGCGGATGGTGCTATAGAGGAGGACATCGATGATTAAATGCAAGACCTGTGAAAGATTAATGGATGATAATTACTTCTATAAGGATGCAAATGGCGATAGAAATACGATTTGCAAGGACTGTGTTGATAGAACCATCAATTTCAAAAATACTAAAGGATTGATGCATTGTTTAACTAAGTATGGGTTTAAATATAATCCATACTTAGCTGCATTGTGTGAGGCATACCGCATCTCAACTCCTGAAAGACTTGCTAGATACAGATTTCTTGATTTATATATGTATGCGGCAAAGCATAGTTTATCCTTTGGTGAATTTGATGATTTGTCCTTTAAGGATATAGTAGAAATTTTTAGTGATTATGACCCAAACAATGAAAAGGAGCCTAGTATGGAAGAAGGAATTAAAGTTTTAAGAAAAGAAGAGAAGTATGACTCTGTGGATAAGCCAAAACATTATAATAGAGAAGGTGCTATGCAATGTTTTGATGAGTTTGAGCTAATTCATGGAATCACTGCCGCCAAGTGGGCGTGCCTGTTCAATATTCATAAGTACAGATACAGGGCGGCAGACAAAAATGGCATAGAAGATTTAAAGAAGTCTGACTGGTATATGCAAAAATACAAGGAGTTGTGTGAGAAAGAAAAAACAACACAAAAGAAGGCATACTGGGGGACAGATTAGATTAATTCTGCCCCCGCAATCTTCATATATTATTACGAACCTTAAACATATTTTAATTAACTAAGGAGGAAGTAACAAATGAAGGAACAATTAACAGTTTGCAAGAGAGATGGTAGAGTAGTTCCATTCGACAAGTCCAAGATTGTAAATGCAATATTAGATGCATTTAGGTCTGTTGATGGAGATATTAGTGAATATGCTGAACTTAAAGCAAGTAATATCGCTGATTATGTCGAGGAATATGCCAAGTCTTGCGACCATGAACTCTCTATTGAAGAAATCCAAGATTTAGTTGAAAAAGGATTGGCTTCAACCAAGAGAAAGGATGTTGCTAAAGCTTATATTGTCTATAGAGAGCAAAGAACTCAAGCAAGAGAGAACTCTATTGATAAGGTTGTAAGTGAGATTGTTGAAGGAACAAACACTAAATGGAATGATGAAAATTCTAATAAAGACGCAAAGCTTTTGACTACTCAGCGCGATTATATTGCGGGAGAGGTGTCTACTGATATTAGTAGGAAGAAGCTATTGCCAAAGGATATAGTTGCCGCACATGACGCGGGGTTACTCCATTTTCACGATATTGATTATTTCATCCAACCATCAAACAACTGCGGGCTTGTGAATCTCGAAGATATGCTCCAAAATGGGACTGTTATCTCGGGCACTTACATTGATAAACCTCACAAGTTCAGTACAGCATGTAATATAGCTACACAGGTAATAGCGCAGGTGGCGAGTTCACAATATGGCGGTCAATCAGTGACACTATCTCATTTGTCTCCGTTCATTAGCGTGACCAGAGAGACTTTACGCAAGAAACACCCATCTTTTACTAATGAAATGATTGAAGAGCTAGTTAAAGAGGACATTCAAGCGGGAGTTCAAACAATTCAATATCAGATTATTACATTGATGACGACCAACGGACAGGCACCTTTCGTCACGGTCTATCTCAACTTAGCCGAGGTACCTGAAGGTAAAGAGAGAGAGGATTTAGCCTTAGTAATAGAAGAGGTATTGAAGCAAAGATATAATGGAGTAAAGAATGAGAAAGGTGTTTTTATTACACCCGCCTTCCCTAAACTCATTTATGCTCTTGATGATTTTAATATTAAAAAGGGAAGCAAGTATTATTACTTAACAGAATTAGCTGCTAAGTGCTCTGCAAAAAGGCTTGTGCCTGATTATATGTCTAATATCGTGCAGAGACGATTGAAAAATGGCGATATATACCCTGTAATGGGCTGCCGCTCAGCGTTAACTCCAGACAGAACTACTGAAAACTGGGGTAAGGCTCTTAATTTTGAACAGCACAAAGGGCATAAGTACTATGGCCGCTTCAATCAAGGTGTAGTAACAATTAACCTTCCGGATGTAGCCTTTTCCGCAAAAGATGAAGAAGACTTTTGGAAGATTTTAGATGAAAGACTGGAATTGTGTCATAAAGCAATGCAAATTAGGCACAAGAGATTATTAGGAACAAAAAGTGATATTGCTCCTATTTTATGGCAGAATGGTGCATATGCTAGATTGGCAAAAGGCGAAAAGATTGATGAAATGCTTTTCCACGGATATTCCACTTTATCTCTTGGATATGCTGGCCTTTATGAAGCTGTTATGAAGATTAAAGGTATTTCGCACACTAAAGAAGGCGGAAAAGAATTTAGTCTTGCAATTATGAAGAAACTAAATGATGCTTGTGCAAAATGGAAAGCCGAAGAGAATATTGATTATTCACTTTATGGGACTCCTTGAGTTGAAATGTTAGATTACAAGGGAGCCTATATGGTAACATATAGTGAAAAAACTGCTTAATTCTGGGGAAGTTTAACTACAATCCAGAGCTAAATTATTTATACACAAAAGATAAAAAAGATGAAAGGAGGAGTAAAGATGCTAGATAATCTTCCTAAAGGGGTAAAACAAATAAAGGGAACAAGAGATTGGTGTGACAGAGAAGGAAACATATATGGACAAGAGACAAGAATGGTTCCAAATAGTCACAACAAAGATAAACTAACACCAGTAAAAAACTACGGTAAATATTTTAAAAGAGCCTATACAAAGATTCATGGCTATTACTATTGTACGCTAAAAATGGTCGGCAGTGATGGGAAAAATTATTGTAAATCAAAAAGAGTTAATAGAATCATTGCAGAAACCTTTTTAGAAAATCCTAATAATTTACCTGTTGTGGGACATAAAAATAATATCAAAACAGATAACAGAGTAGAAAATCTATATTGGACTACATGGAAAGAGAATATCCAAAAAGCTGTTGATGACGGACTTTTAGTTAATGATAAAGGGTATGATGATAGCCAGTCTAAACCTGTTGTGATGTATGAAACTGCAACAAATAAAGAATTAGGGCGATATGGCTCTTTGCGGGAAGCAGCTAGAGAAACCGGATGTCCGCTGACCACAATAGCAAGACAGGCAAAATATAAAAGACCTGTAAGAAAGCCTTGGTATTTCAGATACCAAGATGAAGAATGATAAAGAATAAAAATGTGTATAAATATAAATGTGTAGAGACTATCGAACGGCGATAAGCCTAGTAGAGTAGCAATAGCGAAAGAGCAGACACCATTGTGAAAATGGTTGAAAATATAGTCCAAAAACTAAAAATTGTTGGAATCAACAACTCAAAAATTTGCGTTAGCATTAAAAGAAAGATTTGGAAAAGATTGCTTTGAAAAACTAGATGGTAGAGATAGAAATTATATCACTAATTCTTATCATGTACCAGTATTTGAAAAGATTGATGCATTCTCAAAGCTCGCCCTAGAGAGTGAGTTCCAAGCTCTTTCTCCAGGTGGTTAGGGACTTAAACATAACCTTAAATAGCCACCTTGAAACCATGTGAACCTAAGAAAAAAGGGTGTGACGAAAGTTGCTAACGGAGAACACTTAATTGGAAACTCCGTGCCAAGCTTTACTGCCGTAAAGAAGGTGTACAGACTAATATGTAGGACGGATTTTATCACCGCCCGAAGCGCATGGGAGATTTGCAGAGGTTACCTGCAATGATTAAGATATAGTCGGAAGGAAAAAAATATGAAATGTGAAATATGTGGAAAAGAGTCTAATAATTGTTGTAAAGTAGATAATATGATATTATGCAGTAAGCATTATCATCAATATCACAGCTATGGCAGATTTTTAGATAATATTCCAAGAACTATAAAAGATTTAAATGAATATATAAT